GAAGCCTGACGAGTTTCTGGTGGGCGTGGTTAGTGCAAATAAGGCTAACGGGCTGATCCATCGCAAGGCTTACAGCGAACTGATTTTGGCGTGGTCTATCTTTTTGAAGTCTTACCCGAAATCGAAACTCTATATTCATAGCGAACCGTCGAGTGCGATGGGCGGGTTTGACCTTCCTGTTTTGTTGCAAGCGTGCGGAGTCCCACCTGAGTCGGTCATTTTTCCGGAACGTGACCGTTTGCGCAAAGGCTACTCACAAGAGGATATGGCTGCGCTTTACAGCGCGTTTGATGTGTTGGCTAATCCGTCTTATGGGGAGGGTTTCGGGATTCCTGCCATTGAGGCACAGGCTTGTGGCACGCGTGTGATCGCGTCGGGTTGGGCGGCGAGTGCCGACCTGGTGGCCGAGGATGGTTGGTTGTTGCAGGGTGTGCCGTTTTGGGATGAACCGCAAAAAGCGTGGTGGCAGATACCGCTCGTAGATTCGATTCACAGTGCCCTTGTGGAGGCGTACAAAGCCCCTAGGGGCACGTCTAAGGTTGCCCGTGAGTTCGCGTCTCAGTTTGATGCTGAACGGGTTTGGAAGTGGGGATGGTTGCCGTTCTTGAGGGAGTATTTTGCTAGTTGATTTTGTGTCGTATTCGGGCGAGGCTGAAATGTTGCAAGCGCGTATGCAACATATGGACGCCGATTTGACGGTTGTTTATGAGTCCAATCGTTCGTTCACCGGGCTGGACAAACCCGTGTCTGATTTGAGTGGCCTTGAGGACGTGTTGCATTACGTCGTGGAGGGTGGCACTGATCCTGACCCGTGGGCGAATGAGTATGCGTTTCGGCGTGAGGCGTTCGCTTACTTGCTGAGTCTCGGGTTGCCGGATGATGCTCTCGTTGCGGTGTGCGATGTTGACGAGTTTCTCGACGTTGAGCTGATACGGCCCGAGTTGTCGGTTTGGCACATAACGAAATATCAGATGTCGGCGCGGTGGTTTCAACAGGTGGAGTGGGCTTCCCTTTCGGGTGCACTCGAGCATTTCAAGGACAAAGACATTGTTGACTTGATCCGCACGCGGGAGAACCTGTTGCCGATTCGTGGCGGTTGGCACTTCTCATCTTTTTTGAGTCTCGAGGATTTGCAAACAAAGTGGCGCAACTTCTCTCATCAGGAATTGGTGCGCGAGAACATGGACGATTGGGTTGAGAAGTGTTGGTTGGAAGGTTTGGCGGTGGAGAACGGTAACCCTATGACACAACTTGCTGACCTGCCTGACCTGCCCGCCGCGGTGTTGGATGGCCCCGCGTTTTGGTTTAGGGGGCGTAATGATTCCTAGCATGATCGTGCCAACGTTGACCCGGCATGACCTACTCACTCAAATGCTGAAAAGCATTGACTACCCGGTGGGGTTGCTCATCATTATCAACAACCACCCGAACGCTGACTTCGAGGGCACTGATTCGATACCGGATTGTGTAGCGGATTATCGGGTGTTGAATATGCCGGCAAATCTTGGGTGTGCTGGTTCGTGGAATCTTGGTATCAAACTGCAACCGTTTAGCCCGTGGTGGTTGGTGGCGAGTGATGATGTGGTGTTTCAGCCTGGCGCGTTGGAGAAGTTTGCGGGCGAGTGTTCGCCGGATCGGTTGACGATTTCGGATGAGTGGCCGCACTACCAGTTTTTTGGTGTTGGTGAGAATGTGGTGGAGAAGGTCGGGTTGTTTGATGAGAACCTTTACCCGGCGAACTTTGAGGATGATGATTATCAGCGACGGTGTGAAGTTGCGGGCGTAGAAATCTATCGGGCAAGCGCGCCTCATTTTCATGTGAAGCAGGGGACGGTGCACGCGACTGAGTGGGCGGCGCAAAACGCGCGCACCTATAACGCTAATGAGGTTTATTTTGTGCGGAAGGTTGACCGTGACGACGTGACTGCGGGCGAGTGGTCTCTAAAGATTCGACGTGCAAACGATTGGGGTGGCTGACGGCGCACCTGTTTTCTGGGTGTGACGCGGTAAACTAGAAGCATGGCTATCACGAACGGGTATTGCACGCTTGCTGATTTGAAGGCGGCGTTGCGCGTGCAGGATTCCATTGACGATTCTTTGCTTGAGTTGGCCATTGAGAGTGCCAGCCGGGAGATTGATGGCTATTGTGAGCGCGTGTTTTACAGCACGTCGGGGACGCGAGTTTATGCGCCGACGAACATTTACACAGTGACCACTGACGACATCATTTCTGTGACGACTCTGAAAAGTTCCAGTGACGGTGTGACGTATGACATCACCTGGCAGACAAGCGATTATCAGCTTGAGCCGTTGAACGGTGTCGCCGGTGGGCTTGTTACGCCTTACACTCGGATTCGCGCCACGGGTAATTACTTGATGCCGTCTTTCTCGGCGGGCACGTTTTATGAACTTGAGGCGTTGATTCAGGTCACGGGCGTGTTTGGTTGGTCGGCTGTTCCGGCGGCTATCCGTCAGGCTACGGTGATTCTTGCCATGCGTTTGTTCAAGCGTTTGGATGCGCCTCTGGGCATGATCAGTAATGATATGGGCAGTATGCGTGTGGGGCGCTTTGACCCGGACGTTGAGGCTCTGGTTGCCCCGTTCCGTAAGGTGAGCGCGGCCTAGTGGCTATTGCTGAGATTCGTGCCGGGTTGGCTGCGAACATTGCCACGATTTCGGGTTTGCGTGTTGCTGCGGAGATTCCGGACAACCCGTCACCACCTATCGCGGTTATCAGCCTTAACTCCATAACCTACGATTTGGATTTCAATCGGGGCATGACGGTCTATAACTTCACGGTGACACTTATTGTTGGTCGGGTGGCTGAACGGGACGCCCAGCGCAAACTGGACGCTTATGCGGGCAACGGGGAGCGTTCGATTAAGACGGCGGTTGAGTCTGATCGTCAACTTGGTGGCGCGGCTTTTGACTGCCGACTCTCAGAGCTCAGCACTATGGGCGGTGTTACAATAGGGGAGAGCGTTTATCTCGCCTCAGATTTCGCAGTCCAGGTTTACGGCGAATAGAAAAAATGGAGAAACAAAATGGCTAAGTTCGTTCTTACAGATGTCAAGACGACGATTAACGGTGTCAATTTTTCTGACCACCTGGCATCGGTGACGCTGGACGTTTCCGCTGACGAGGTTGAGACGACTGCGTTTGGCGGTTCGGGTTTCCGCACCCGCGTTGGTGGTCTGAAAGATGGAAGCATTACGCTTTCGTTCCACAACGATTTCGGAACGTCGGGTTCTGACGCTGTTGACTCAACTATTTGGTCACTGTTTGGAAGCAACGCTACCGTTGTTGTCACGCCGACCTCGGGCAGTGTGTCGCCGTCGAACCCCTCATACTCGGGCGTGTTCCTTGTCTCGCAAACGAACCCCGTGTCTGGATCGGTGGGCGACCTTGCCACTCGTGACGTGACTTGGCCGACTGCTGGTACTGCTGGTATCACGCGAGGCACTGCGTAACCATGAATCCAATTAACCTACTCATCAAGTTCGTGGATGGTTCAAGCCGTGAAGTGACGGCTATTGTCAGTGACCTCATGAAGTTTGAGGACAAGTTCGACAAGAGCGTTGCCGACTTCGCTAAGGGTGTGCGGTTGTCGTGGCTGGTGTTTATTGCGTGGACGGCTGAGACGCGCATGAAGGCTACGAGCCTCGAGTTTGACGCTTACGCCGACACGATTAGTGCCGTTGAGGTTCCTGAAGTAAAAAAATAGCGGGTCTCGGCGCATCGTCGGTTCATTGGAATCTTGCGGTGATTGCGTGCGAGACGGGCATTAGTCCTCGGGAGCTTGTGCAGTTGTCGCCGCGAATGTTGTGGACGATGGAACGCTATTTGATTGCTAAGCATAACCCTAAGCGGTAGGCGGTAAACTTGGCTTAGGGAGTCTTTGATGATTAAGTATGATGTGCGCGCTGATGGTGTGCGTGAGATGCTTGCCAAACTCAAAGAGATTGATCCCCAACTTGTGACTCAGTTCCGCAAGGAGTTGCGCGGGACGGCTAAGGATATGGCGAGTACTATTCAGTCGCGTATTCAGGTGACTCCGCCATTGTCTGGCATGGGCGGCTATACGCCTCGCTCGCTAATCTGGCAGGGCGCGAAGGCTCGAGTGTCTATTTCGATGGCTCGGTCTCGTCAACGTGATGTGACCCCGTTGTTGGCCATCAAGGTCGATTCACCTAAGGGTGCGCCTGGTTACATTGCTGCGGAGTCTGCTGGAAGTAAAGGCTCTTCGGGCAACACGCCTCAAGGTACGCATTTTATTGCCATGATGGTGCAAAAGTTTGGCCCGTTGAAGGGTAAGGGCGGTAACCGTATTGCGTGGAAGTATTTTTGGGAGCAACGGGTTCTGTTGAACCGGGCGGCTTCGATGGTCATTGACAAGTTTGAGCGCAAGATAACGAATGAGATGGATCGCTAATGCCTATTAGTCTTAATATTCTTTCGAAGTTTGATGCTAAGGGTATAGGTCAGGCTA